CGGGGGGTCTCTTTGGCCGTAGCCGCGTTGTAAAACGCTTTTTAATGTGGAGTCATCATGACTTTAGAGTCGAGGTCGTGGACCATACCGGGAACACAGATCGGAAGAACTGTGTCCGCCGCGGGTACCACCACTTCGGTGACGGTCATGACGGAGGGCATCGGGAACCTTAGCAGGAACTCGGTGCTTACTCTTGGCTTTGCAGAGAAGAAGAGAACAGGCCAGCTTCCGCAGAATCCGTTTGGATTCTCCGAAATAAGTCAGGGTTATAGGCGGGGCTTTGTTGAATCGAAGTCCTACCACATTGACTCTGGCAAATTGACGAGCGTTCAGACTCTGTCGGGAGTATTAGGAGTGTTCTCGCCTAATGCCTCACCTTGGAGCGCAGCATTTAAACAGGCTGCTCGCACCAATCTTTATAATCAGGCTGTTGCGAAAGCGCAGTCAAAGATTAAGGACGCCACCATCGACTTGTCGGTGTTTGCGGGTGAACTACGTGAGACGCGGGCGATGTTCATCGACATCGCAACGCGCCTTAAGCTAGCCATCGATGCAGCACGTCGAAAGGACGTGAAATCGATCTATCGTCACCTTTCCTTGGCTGGTTCCGCCGATTTCGCTAACTTGTGGTTAGCGATAAATTACGGAATTAAGCCATTCATAGCAGATCTGAAAGGTGCCGTACAGGCACTGGAAAGGGGCGCTATGAAAGAACGGTTCAACTTAGTTCAGGACAGAGCCAGATATCAGGATTCACTTAAGCGGGCTTCTGCCTACCGAGGTGGTACTGAGGAATGGACTCTGAAGGTGGAGGTGGGTTGTCGCGTAAAGTATGCTGTGACTAATCCTTTCTTGGCGACGCTTGCGTCGTTGGGTTTAACCAATCCAGGCACGACCGCATGGGAGCTTGCTAAGCTTTCGTTCGTAGTGGACTGGGTGGTAGGGGTTGGTGGCTGGTTAGGCCAGCTTGATTATCATCTCGGTAAGCAATTCCGAGACGGTAGTTACACGACTTTTACAAAGGAAAAAGTCGTCTTTACGGCGGCATACGTTACGAAAACACCCGTGTTTAACGGCGGGACCGTAGAGACAAGTCAATCCACTGCTTTTATTGAGTGGGTTGACGTAAGCAGGTCAGTCTTAACTAACTGGCCTATCACTTACTTACCTGTCTTGAAAGATCCTTTCTCCGTGTCACACGTGGCGACTGCAACCGCCTTATTGCAGCAAACCTGGGGTAGGTAATTCTGCCTATCTCAGGATTCTTCATTTCTTAGAAAGAAGCTCTAAATGCCGGCTATCGCCAGTATTTCTCTGCTGGATGGTCAACCGACCCCAGTGACTCGTGTGTTCGCCCCAGTTGGTATCGATCCCAACTACGTAGCCAGTTACGAAAACCGGGTGACCGGAATTCCCGTTGGCTACGATGGGCTGAGTATCGGTATGCGTCGCCCCACCAAGGGGTCACGCAACTACAAGCACACCGTCCGACTGTTGCTTCCCATCTTGGAGGTGACGTCCCCGTCGACATCCTCGGGCATTCAGCCGGCGCCTACCAAGGCGTACGACTGCTTCGTGAACGTGGATTTCGTCAACCCGGAGCGCTCGACGGCCCAGAACCGCAAGGATCTGGTCACGTTGCTGCGCAACAGTCTCGCAGCAGGTGGCGTTATCGACACCTGCGTGCAGAACCTCGAATCAGTTTACTAACTGGCTGATTTAGCGCCAATCGGTATTGCTCCGATTGGTGCGAAGAGGTGTTGAATTCAGTTTCCAAAGACTAAGTCTGGAAAGTGTCTATGCGGAAAAGACAGCAGCGATCAGGAAAGATCGCTAAGGCAGGGAATTATAACCTGTCTTGTGTGCGGAACGATATCTCGGTTCGCTCTCTTCACAAACTGCTCGAGGCTATCGACACACCTCGGTCGCTAGCAGCTTGGATTATGTTTCGTGAGAACGAGCATAGCCAGTTGTTGGAACTGACGTCAAAGCCTGGGGACTATCAATGGCCCCACAGATTTCGAGATGATTACTTAGTAAGTAATCTGCTGTCGAAGGCAAAGTTTTTGACTCTACCTACCGACCCCGAAAAGGTCGCCGTGGAAAAGTTCGAAGCCGCTGAACACAGCTGTCTTGAAACGAACCGTCGTCTTCGAGGTCTTGGATCTCACCCCGAGTATGTGGGTGAGTGTGCTTCCGTTATTGCAACGGCGGCGCATAAAATCTCCAAGGTATTAGGAGACTTCTGTTCGAGCGAGTGGTTTGACCAAGGGGCATGGGGCCCCGGCTCTAGTACCTCTGTCAAAGGAGATACTAGCGCCGAAGAGAAATTTCGACGTTCAGTCGAAATTACGTATCCCCTTCATGAACTTGTGAGGGACCTCCTCCCGGAGGCCTACCCGCTTTGGTTCGAGGCAGATACTCGTCTGTCTATCGTGAGCGGAAACAAGGTTACCTTTGTTCCCAAAAACGCCAAGACGCATCGATCGATTGCGATAGAGCCGGACCTAAACATCTGGTTTCAACTCTCAATCGGGAAGATGATTCGGAAGCGTCTGAAGAGCAAAGTCGGCATCGACCTACAGTCACAGCGAGATAACCAATCCGCTGCTAGACTAGGGTCAATTACCGGACAGTTGGCCACGTTGGATTTCAAGGCTGCAAGTGATACTATCTCTCGCGAGGTGGTACGTTTGCTAGTCGAGGATAATACGTGGTTCGACGTTATGGACGCCAGCCGTTCGCGGCATGGTGTACTTGACGGTAAGCAGTTTCGTTGGGAAAAGTTCTCCTCAATGGGGAATGGGTTCACGTTCGAACTTGAAACTCTGATATTCTGGGCACTAGCCGCCGCTTCTTGCGAAGTGGTCGGGATAGACCCGTGTGTAAGAGTCTACGGTGACGACGTGATCATACCAAGCGAAGCTGTCGCGTTATTCCAGCGTGTCAGTTCATTCCTGGGCTTTACCCTTAATCAGGATAAGTCCTTTAGCACGGGTCCCTTCCGGGAATCGTGCGGAGTGCACTACAACGATGGCGTAGATTGTCAGCCCATCTATATAAAAGATGAGATCACCTCAGTCCAGGAAGTATTCAAAGCCGCTAATCGCGTTATGCACTTGGCCTACCGCCATCGTACTGATGACGTCAAGTCTCGCGCTATGCGTGATTACCATCGACTCCTTGTTATGTCGGTGCCTCAGCGTTTCCGCGTTGGAGTTCCTAAACAGCTTGGTGACGTTGGGTTCATGGTGGACTTTGCAAATCCAGCATGCGATGCCGCTTTGACGCCTATCGAAAGGCGACCTTCTGACTTCGGTTGGGAGGGATCACACATTCGCATTTACGGTCCTACCTCTATTCCAGAGGCGGGAGACCATAGGGGTGTGTTACTCTGCCGTTTACAAATGGCAGGCCTGACTAGTGATGACCCTTTCGGGTTTGCGAGCAGTCAATCGATCGGAGGAAACTCCTATTCGATTCGCGATCGAACACGCTTCAGGTTCTCTGAGGCGTGGGTACATGAAGTAGTAGGGGTGTAACTACCTCTGCTTTAGTGGACTTGGAAAGTCCAGGGTGGGATAATCAATACCACCTCAGGGAAAAGGCGC